TCTGATAAACATCAAGATGCAACAACTCAATATGAACTTCGTTTATTTGATATAAAAACTTTTACTCATATTCGAGTTGGAACAGCAATTACGTCTATATCAACTGGAGATAGAATACAAGGTAAAAGAAGTGGTGCTGTTGGATATGTGAGGAATATATCGGCTAATACAAAAACATTTAGTATGTCAGATGTGACTGGAACGTTTAGGAGATTTGAAGGTTTTACTATTAATGGTGTTAATTCTAGAAGAACTATAGTTAAATTTACTGATCATTCGTTCGATGATGTCACATCTGTGGAACTCGCAGTTGGAGTTTCTACTTTCTCAGCTGATGTTGTTCTTGATGATGCCACTAAACTTACTTCTATGCTTTCTGGTGACTTTGAATTAAAGAATCAAAATGTCCCAGGCCAAGGAAAGGGAAATGGTGGTGTAATTAAAGCAGCTGGAAAAAACTTTGTAGGTATTATAACTGCTAATAATATTGTAAGTTACACTGTGCCTGGCGAAACTGTTCCTCGTTTCAATCGTATCAAAGGTGTGAGTGTATCAGGAGATGAAATTCAAGTTGTAGGAATTCCAACAGTCACTGGTGTTTGTGGTGGTGGAGTTCATGATGGTGATGCTTCAACAACACTTAACGTTAATGATTTATTAATTTTAAAACCATCATTTGAAATTGGTTCAAATAATTTTTTAACACCTGTATCTAATACTGATATTGAGAGTGTTGATGTAACAAATACAACACTTCAAATCAGAAAACAATACACAGATATTTCAGTTGAAAATAATCAGTTTACAACACCCACAGCTGGTAAAGATTTATTTTTCCAACCTTTTGATATTCAAAGATATTTTATATCATATGATGATGGATCTATAGAATCCTTAACTTCTGATCAAGTTGAAATCTCTGATGATAAAAAAACAGTGACTTTTGTTGCATTGAGTAAATCGTCAGGAAAAGCAAATCTTTTTACAACTGTTTTAAAATCAAAAGTAACAACTAAACAGAAAAAATTAAATGAAGCAAATGTTTTAGTCATTGATAGATCTAGTTCAACGGCTTCTGGAATTGGAACTAATACTTTAAATGATGGACTGACTCATCATAATGCCTATGGAACTAGAGTTCAAGATGAAAAAATATGTCTAAATGTGCCAGATGCAGTTCAACTATTGGGAGTTTTTGAATCTAGAGATACCTCAGAACCAGACTTACCATCACTTACGTTGAGTGGATTTTCGGGGCCAAATTCATCAAATCAAGATTTAATTCTTGGAGAACAA